TGAATATAGTGGGAGTGGTGTTATATCCAAGCCTGCTTCAGCCATTGCAATGGTAGCGGGAGCCTTAGAAAAGGTTCCCATTATCGCTCCCTTTGCTATGGCCACAAGAATGGCTGCCGATACTGTGGGAGAGATTGCCAAAATGTTTGGCTTTTCCCGACCACCCATCTTGACCAATACTGTATTCTATAAACCACAACATTCATCTAATTTAGCGGCTACTGATACTCCGGACACAGTTTCTAAATTAACATTCGATAGTAAACAAGAATTGACTGTGGACTCTCGCACGATAGGAATGGACGGTGCTGATGAACTTTTGATATCGTCAATTACATCCCGGGAGACTTATTTAACACAATTCGTGTGGACTACTAGTGCAATACCTGACTCATTTCTCTGGGGAACTCAAGTAGCCCCAATGCTAGAATTTTATAAGGGCAATGGAATTTTTTATCCCACTGCATTATCATTTGCCACATGGCCTTTTGAGGCATGGTCTGGGACCTTGATTTTTAGGTTCCAAGTTGTGTGCTCATCATTTCATCATGGTAGACTTATCTTTTCCTACGAACCTAATGGTGTGGGTACAGATACTTCCAATCAATTTAATACTGCCTATACTGAGATAGTAGATATAGGCGAGGAAACTGATTTTGAATTATCTGTGTCCTGGACCAATAAGGCTCCATATGCACATACACAATGGAATAAGTATGGTGTACACTATAGTGATAGTGATGCAAATGTTATTGGTAATAGTGATTATGACAATGGTATAATGACTGTTCGAGTCCTTAATGAATTGACTGCACCCTCTGATGCAGCGGATGTTAAGATTAATGTTTTTGTCCGAGCTGGTGATGACTTCGAGTTGAATTTACCTTATTCAGAAAACATTGCAGATACTACATATTTTAATGAAGTATCTCAACTTGAAGGACAATCTGGTGAAGGCGATCTCATGACCGGAGCTGAGAACGATAGTGATCCTGACCGTGTTGATGTGATACCGTTGGTTGGCAATCCAGAGCCGAATGTGATGGAAATGAAGTCTCAAATATTCTA